TATCAACCATGGTCTTTGCTGTTACGATAGCACTGGCCTGTTGAATTTCACCTTCTGTGACTTTAGTTTCCATTTCTTCTCCGGAAGTTGATTGTTGATTTTGTTCTGGGGATTCTTCAAGTTCAAGACCATCAATTGCTGCTTCTTCACGTTCTGAAAGTTCAGCATTGATTGCATCTAACATCCACTGTGCTTCGTGAAATGCGTCATTCTCTAAATTTTCATTAAATCCTGATCCATTACGAACTGTGTGTAGTTGCGTTCTTAATTTGTTTCTAGCGTCTTCTAGTTTTGGAGCATCGAAGGTTGTAAAATCAATCTTCTTGCCAAAAGCCTTTTGAATGCTTTCATTCATCTTTGCTGCTTTGTTTTTAAATAAGTCTTGTGTTTTCATTGTTCTCTTTCCCAGATGTTATATTATATTTATTCAAAACCCTGCTAAATCTTCTGCTCTAGACTTGGCTGTAAGTGCCTTTTCTTTGGCAATTTCGTATCTAGTCCATAGGATATCTGCCCTTGCAACGCTGTTCTTGTTCGTTGCTCTATGATAGTTATCAATAAAAAACTTACTATCAATAAAATGTTTGCTATATTCCCTGTCAATTTTTATGAGTTCATCACAAAGTCTATTACCGTTATTGTTGGCTAATTCGTTGGCTATTCTAATGGCCACACAGTTAAGACTAATTTGATCGTATATGATTTTTCCGTCAATTATTATGTCCTTAAGGGCTTCGTCACTTTTAATTAATACGCGGCCTACCATTATCCCCTTGTCAGTCCTTACGGGCAATATGGTTCCTCGATCCAAGAATTTTTTGTATGTTGACTTGACTAACTGTTCAAAACGTTTCGATACATCACTCATAAAAAAAGGCCCCTTAGGCCTATATTTAATCCAACAACAATAATGCTACCTACATCTTGAGCATGATCGTTACAACTACTGAAAGAACTGCTGCAATCACAGTGCCTGTTGTTCCGATGATAACTTTGGTTAATCCTTTTTGTCCTTGTGTAATGTCTCTGTGAATGTTATCTACTTTCGTTTCTAGGTTATTCATGCGGCTGTCTAACTGTTCGTAACGAAGTGCGCACAGGTCAACGTGTGCTTCTAAACTTTCTCTTTCTAGTGCTGTAGTCTGGCTTTTTGCCATCTGTATTCTCCAAAAACTCCCCTACTCTGGGGCAATTAGTAAACTCTTTAGTTGGCCTAATGCGTTTTTTAGATAGCCTTAATGTTATTGCCTATACGTTTATTTATCTTCTTGAGTTGAAAAGAGCTTGGCAATTAAGCCTCTAATACCACCTAATTCTTCCTTAACTTCCACCATCTTGTCTGCTGCCTTTTCTACCCTATCGAACATATCCTTGATCACAAACATAACCCAAAACCACCATACAGCACACACACCAGCCATAATGCTAACGCCCACATAAACTATATTATGTGCGTCTGTGTGTAGTCCCCATAGTGACAATAGAAATCCAAACACCATAAAAAATATGGTGCTCATCATAATTGTGTTGTAATACATCTTGTTCATACTATTATTTATTTGTAAGGGGTTTTTAATAATATATCTATATTAACTTGTGCTGATCCAAATATTCCTATCACCATTTTGGGTTAGGAATACGGGCTTGGAAAACACAACGGATTCTGTTAGATTCTTAATAATGGGTATGCCATGCAAATCTTTTTTAAGCAGTCCTACGGGGTCATCGCCTTCAAGGAATACTTCATCTCGCTCCACTTCAAATGTCCAAAGCCAATGGATGGTTCCGTCCTTTTCCATCTTGATGGGATCGGTAGTCCATTCTACATTTGATCTCATTCCTATGCCCTGTAGCAAGGTATTGAAGTTGCTCTGTTGGGCATGCTTGATGGTATCGGGATCATCTCTTCCCGGATCAGAACGGGTAATGTCAACAGTGGTCTTAATAGTGTATCTTGGCATAGTGCGAGTATTTAGTGGTCATAAAAAAAGGGTGCCAACGAATTGACACCCTTTAGTTCAAAGTTAATTAAAACTCTTACTTGATACCTGGGATTGTGTTTACTGCTGTAATATCTACATCAGCAAAGTATTCCTCAGCAACTGTGCTTGGAGTTCCTGTGCCTTGTGCTACAACTGTAATTTCTGAATCACCAACTGCACCTTTAATTGCAACTACTGTGAATGCATCTAATACAGTTCCTGTTACAAGACCTTCACCATGCATTAAACCGTTGATGAAACCATCTAGTTTTGCTTGTGTGAAGTTTCCGCCACCATTTAGGTCAACTGTGCAAATGTGTGTTGCACCTGCAATACCTTGTCCTGCTACTGCTTTTTTGTTTGCTGGAAGATATGCAGCGGCAATTGCCGAACCTGCGTTATCTACTGTTTGTGTTATTGCGCTTAAATCAGCCATTATATTTTCTCCTCTGATAATGTTAACCCCTCTCCGGGGTTGCTATTTTTGTTAGCAAATGTATTTATCCAAAATGCAAATATCTAGGAGTTATGGCTTGTTTTTAGGGGTTTTTGACGGATTAATCGCTTTTAAAAGGCGTCCAACGGTCTCTAGGCACTAGTTTTACCTTGTCCTTGGTTTTAACATAACCTTCGCCGCCTGGCTTGCCGCCTGTTGATGATGTTACGTCGCCTTCAGCCTTATCAAGTTCGTCAATGACTTCGTTCTTGGCTTTCATTAGTTCAGACACAAGATAGAAAATATCCTTCATCACTTGTTCCTGTTCCTTAGCAATATTTAGTATCTTCTCTTGTTTATTAGCAGATACCTTTGAATTTTGAATCCAATTTAAAAAACTACCCACGTTAAGATCTTCCAACTTCTTGGCACGACTCATTTGATTAATGTAGGTATAGAATATGTTATTTAGATCACTCAGCCCAGGACGCTTCTCAAAGAACTTGGCAATGTCACCCTGTGCCTTGTTTGCTACTTTTTCTATGTTGCCCAAGTTGTCCGCATTTACAGCAGGTGCTTTACTTACATACTGCTGTCCAAGAACCACTAGTTCCGATGATCCGTTGAATTGTTTAACATCACTAATGGGCGTTCCGCTCTTATCACCAAAGTATTGATAAGTGTTGTGTGCTGCCACTGCTACTTTACTCTTAGCAATTCGTCTACCCAAGTCACTATCTGCTCTTACATTATAAGTCACTTGGTTGGGCGTAAAACTTATGCTTCCATCACTACCCTCATATGGCTTTCCAGGATAGTATAACAAGTCTGCATAAATGTATCCCTTGAAGTCTGCCGGAGTTGCTTTCTCAAATATAGGCCAAAGGTCGGCCATTTCACCCGCAAATCTTTCTCTCCAGTCTTCGCCTTTGCCTCTGCTTAGGATAAACTTTTTAAGTTCTTCTGGGCTACCTGACTTGCCTTCTTCTCTACCCCAGTTGTTCTTGCCAACCAGCCTAAAGGTGCCATCATCGTCACGTCCCCAATAAAGTGTGGGATAGCCATCCCACTTGATAGCAACATCTGAACTGTCCTGTTCCATATCCTTAATGATTTGAACAGCACGCTTGGCACCATCGTCTGGATTAGTAAACACTAGATCCTCAAGGTGATTAAACTCTCTGCCTACCGTTGCTTCTGTTACACTATCCTTGTGCTTCTGCTTGCGAGGAATAATTTTTGTCTTATCGCCATGAGAGCCTGCTGCACTACTCTTGCGAAGTGCTTCCATGTCACGCCAGTTAGGATCTCTAGACTTGATTGGCTTGTCCTTCTTGGCTTCTGTTATAATTTCGTATGCTCTCATTTTTTAAGTAACTTCTTTTGTCTGTTTGTTTTGTCCACATACTTTGCATGCGGAATCTTTAAATTCTTCTTGCCATATACATCACCTATGACGTGCATCTTGTCTGGCTTTTCAAATGCACTGTATCTTATGTCTACTACTTCACTAATCCGCATTGACAATATCTATCATTTGTCGCATCCAGCCAATGCTGCTTGGTTGATAACTTTCAACTTTCTTGCTGTCCGGAAGCTCAAGTCCATCCTTCTCAAATGTTTCTCTTGCATCCGCTACCAGTTCCTCGTAGTTGGGCAACTTCTTGATGTAGCCTATGATACCTTCCACACTATCAAGCGTGGACGGTGTTGCTGTTTGACCTAACAACTGCTTGGCAATTTGATTAGGATCCTTTGTAATTAATTCGTTTGTTTCTCTATCTATTAGTCCATTGTTTGCTGACCATTTCATGTCCTTGGTTTTTGCTATGCTGGCAAGCAGGATGTGTCTATGAACACCTTTGAAGGCGCTGCCTTCACCGCTTCCCTGTAGGCTAAACTTCATCCATTCAGGGTCGCCAAACATTAGATCAGTTTGCACAAAACCATTTGCAGGGTCGCCCTTGATAGGAGTTTTGAAGTGGACTGAAATGCCTGACTTTCTGATCCACTGTTTAACATCTTCACCTTCGTGATTCTTATTAACGTAGTCTGCTAGTTTGCTTTCCAATTCTCCCTTGCTGATTTTTGTGCTATCAACGGCAACATCAAGGTCGCCGCTGTCTGCTTTCTTGCCCGTGGTTCCTAGCATGTTGTCAGTTAATTCTAAATCAACAATGCCTTCTAACCATTGCAGTGTTGGAACTACATCAGATTGTTGGATTCGCTGAGTGGCATTGTTGCCTTCAGCATCCTTGAATATATTTCCGCCTTCTTTAAGTAATGTTCGTGTCATCGCTCTTCTTCATTCTCTTTGATTCTGTTATCTTACGGACGCCTCTATTAAATTTAGCAGGATCCGATCCTTTAATACTATTGATAAATCTTCGTTCTAGGTCCAGTGCTGTATCTTGGTCATAAGTTTTATGGATCAATTCCATTAAATTAATAGCAGAATTTAGAATATTTGTCGCACGTGATTCAATTA